CATCATGGGGCTGGCCGTCGACGCCATCGAGGAGGTAGCCCTCAAATACGCGGCCGCCGCCGAGACCATTTCCCCGGAAATCTCCGAAGCCTCCGAAAAACGCAACAAGGCCAAGGGGCGGGCCGACTTCGCCAAGGCCAACGGTGATGATGAAGAGGCCCGCGGCCACGAAGCTGAAGAAGCCAAGCAGCAGGGTCGGATCAACCGTCTCACCGCCGAACGCAACGCCCTGCGCAAGCGGGTCAACCAGCTGCGCGGCAAGACCCGGGCCGAGAAGTGCCTCTGGTGGTCGCACCACGGGCCCGCGCGAATAGCGATCAAGGGGGAGGAATTCGACCGCAACCCCATGCTGCTGCCGTGCCCGAACGGCGTCATCGATCTCGAAACCGGCCAGATCTACGACGGCAACCCCAAGGATCTACTCCTGCGGGCCATCCCCGTCCCCTACGATCCCAAGGCCCAGGCGCCCCACTGGCAGAAGTTTCTCCTCGACATCCACCAGGGTGACGAGGAGAGGACTGCCTTCGTCCGGCGGCTGCTCGGGTACTGCCTCACCGGTCTCACCGTCGAGCAGTTCATTGCCGTCTTCATCGGCGAGGGAGCGAACGGGAAGGGGACCCTGTTCGAGCTGATGCACTACATCCTGGCCGAACTCGCCTGGAGCATCAATCCCGAGCTCATCCTCGAGCAGAAACACAGCCGCAACAGCGCCGGCCCCTCTCCGGACATCATCTCCCTCTACGGCCGGCGGCTCGCCATCGCTTCCGAGACCGACGAAAACCGCCGGATCAGCGGTGCCGCCGTCAAGCGGCTCACCGGATCGGACACCCTCACCGGCCGATCGCCCCACGACCGGGACGAGACCAACTTCGAGCCCACCCACAAGTTGGCCCTCATCACCAACGAGGCGCCCATCGGATTAACTCGCGATTTCGCCCTCTTCCGGCGGCTGATCTATCTCGAATACCCCCTGCGCTACGTCGCCGATCTCGACGCCATGCGCCGCTCCGACCCGCAAAACGCCGATTTCTATCGGCAGAAAGATCCCGATCTGCCGGCCAAGTTGCGCGCCGAAGCCCCTGGCATTCTCGCCGACCTGGTGCGGGCCTGCCTCGAGTGGGGAGTCCTCGGAGGGCTCAAGCCGCCGTCCTCCCTCCTGGCCGCCGCCGAGGACCTGCGCCGCCGAGAAGACCACCTGCAGCGCTACCTCGACGAGGTGTGCGGCCGCGTCCCCGAGGACGAAGACCACAAGCTCCTTTTCGCCGCCTTCTTCGAGCGCTATCTGTCCTGGTACAAACGCGAGGTCAGCAGCAAGGAAAAATACTGGCCCAGCAAGATCATGGTCGGCAAGGATTTGGTCAAGAAGGGGTTCCGCAAGGAAAACAAGGGCGGGCAGACCTGGGTCTACGGCATCGATCCGCCGGCCGATACCTTCACCGGCGGGGGGTTCTGATTCGCCATGATGCTCTTTTTTCTGGCCGGATCTACCGGAGGGGGCGCGGGGCATGATGAAAGTATCATGGTCCATGATGTTTTTTAAAAACATCATGGACACTTAACTAGCCGGACTGAAAAAGAAAAAACCGCCGGCATGATGAAATGATGAAATTCCCTCGCGTGTGCGCACATGCGCGCGCGTGAAAGGACTCTCCGGGGTCTATATCAATAAAAAAATAAATCTCTTTATAGGGAAAAAGATCATTTCATCATAAACAGAACAAAAGAACAGAGATTTTAAACACTTACAGCATGATGATGTTTTTATGATGTTTTTTTAAAGAAAAAACATCATACCGCCAAAAGGGAGACACAGATGAACAACCACAGACTTCTCGATCTCTTCATCTGGCTGGAGAGTAAGTGATGGAACTCCTCGAACTCGCCCAGTCCCACGTTACCATGCGCAAGGTCGGCTCCGAATGGCACGGCCCGTGCCCCCGCTGCGGCACCAGCCACGCCGATCCGAGAATGTCCGACCGATTCTCGGTCAAGCCGAACGGCATGTGGTTCTGCCGCAACTGCGGACACGGCGACGCCGTCTCGTTCCTGCGCGAATTCGAGGGGAAAACCTGCCCGGAGGCTCATGAGACGCTGGGGAAAGAATGCACCTCCAGCACCTGCGCCGTCCTGGAGAAGTGTTCCCGGGGCAGGAAGGACTCCGGCGCTCCGAAGGCCGCCAGGCCGCTGCGGGCTCCGAAACCGACCGAGGTTTCCGGGTTCGTCCCCGCCGCCGTCGTCCCTCCCGAGGAGCGCTGGCGCCAGTCGGCCGAAAAACTCATCGACCGCGCCCATGCAGAGCTGCTCGGCTGCCCCGATCAGCTCGCGTATCTCGCCGGCCGCGGCCTGCCTCTCGACGCCGTGGTTAAGTATCGCCTCGGCTGGATACCCAAGGACCTCTTCCGCCCGCGCGCATCATGGGGGCTGCCGGCGGAGAGCTGGCCCGACGGCAAGGCGAAGATGCTCAAAATCCACTCCGGCCTTCTCATCCCGACCTTCGTCGACGGCCAGGCCCACCGGCTGCGCATCCGCCGCCCGAAAGAAACGCTGAAGGAAGGCGAGCCCGGCTATCTGGAAATCAAGGGCAGCGGAAATGACCGCATCATCACCAACCCGTCCGCCCGGGCCGTGGTCGTCGTCGAGAGCGACCTCGATGCCCTGCTCATCGACTGGGTTGCCGGCGACCTCGTCGGGGCCATGCCCACAGTCAGCGCCGAAGCCAAGCCCAAAGAGTCCACCTGGAAGACCCTGCGGCGGGCGCTCTGCATCCTGGTGGCCATGGACTACGAACCGACCTGGAACGAGCAGAAACAGTGCTGGGTCAACGTCGGCGGCAAGGCCTCCCACTGGTGGAGTAAGCAATTCCCCCGCGCCAAGCGCTGGCCGGTACCGGTCGGCAAGGATCCGGGCGAGTATTACCAGGACCACGCTGGTGATCTGCGCGCCTGGATCCTCGCCGGTCTGCCCCCGGTTTTCCATATCTCAGTCGATATCCCGGTCTCAAAAGAGGTCGAAAAACCGGAAGCGCCCGAAACCGAAGATGTTCTGCCACTCACGCCTCACGCCTCACGCCTCACGGCTCTCAAAGGCGTCTACATGCGCGGTACCAGCAAGTGCGGCCGCGCCTACTTCGTCGCCGAACACCGCGCAGACGTGGCGGTCCTGCGAGCGGAATTCCCGGAAGACATCCCTTTCGATCACCGGGAGATCACCCTGCTGGGCGGAGGCAAACCCGAAGGGGCCGCGGCCCTGCTGTGCAAAAGTGTTTTTCCCGATGCCGAGATCCTCGGAGTACGGCCGATCGTCGGCGACGGAGCGCCGACCATCGGCACGTTCGATCCCTCCCGCCAGCGGGTGGCACAAAGAAAGCAACGAGGATGAGCGACATCAAGCAAACCTACAAATCCCGCGCCGAGGCCTTCGCGCAGTTCATCAAGCCCGGCGGCTATCCCGTGGCCAAGAGCCAATTTTACGACGACTGCGCCGAGCGGGGGATTGTTCAGGCGGACAAGACGGTGCAACTCGCCGATCTGCTCGCCTACGTCCGGGAAAAGTTCGAAGTCGATCCCGGCAGCGGTCGCTCCCTGGTCGATGACGAATACGAGCGCAAGATGCGCGATCTCAAGCTGCGCAAGGAAATCGCGGAGACCGAGTCCAAGGAGAAGGCCAACCGCAAGGACGATGACCGGTGGATGGAGGTCGTCGATCACCAAACCCAGATGGCGGCATTCGCCGGACTGATCGAGGACACCCTCAAACAGTTCACCACCCTGCGGCTCTCCACCCTCATCTATCTCTGCGGCGGCGACATCGCCAAGGCCGCGGAGTTCAATCAGGGGCTCGAGGAGCTTTACTTCAACGTTTTCACCGAAGCCGTCCGGGAGCAGACCCGGGCCATCGGTTTCGAGGATGAGGACCAGGATGCCGAACACGGCGACTGACATCCAGCCCGGATTGATCCGGTCCCGCCGGCTGCCCCTGCGTCCCTGGATGCCCGCAGCCTGGCGGCGCTCCCTTGCCGGACGCGATATCAATCTGCGCGTCTCCGAACCTGTGCGCATGCGCTGCCGCAAGCCGAAGCGGATCCTCCCCAGCGAGCACTCCGAGCGGTATCGGCGCATGCCCTCCGCCGACGCCCACCCCGGCGCCTGGCGCCGCGAGTTTGCCCGGCCCTCCGTCAAAGTCATGGACACCTGGGCACAGCCCTGGGTTCGCGAGGTGTGGTTCTGCGGCGTCGACCAGATGAGCAAGACCAATACCATGCTCTCTTGCCTCGGCTGGTCGATCGAGCACGCCCCGGGAAACATTTTCTACCAGATGCCCGACGAGGCCAGCAGCGACAAGATCATGGACGGCAAGATAAACGCCATGCTCAAGGGCTCGCCGCGCCTGGCCCGGTATCTCAGCCCCCGCGCCGACGACACCTCCCTCTCCAAGACGAGCCTGATCAACGGCGTCACCGTCCTGCCGGCCTGGTCCGGATCGCTCAGCTCCACCGCCACCTTCTCGGCGCTGTACACCTTCACCGACGAGCTCGACAAGTGCAAGATGGTCGGCAAGGAGGCCTCTCCCGTCGACCGGATCAAAAAGAGGACCCGGAACAAGCGCTTCGGCAAGCACTTCTTCGCCAGCACCCCGGCCGGCCAGTGGATCTACGAGGGAACCATGGCCTGCGCCCAGGTGTGGGTCCTCGCCGGGCGCTGCCCCGAGTGCGGCGAGCTGATCGTCATGGATGAAGACCACGTCGTCATCCCCGACGGAACCACCCTCGACGACATCCAGGCCGATCCCTCCATCATCGAATACGCCTGCAGCGCCTGCGGATCCCTCTGGGACGAAGCCGCCCGGGCCGTCGCCCACGAGCGCGGCGACTGGGTGTGCATCAAGGGTGGCAACCTCGCCAAGCCCTCCTCCGTCGGCTTTCTCGGCCCGGCCTTCCCGCTGCCCGAACTCCCCCTGGTCGATATCGCCAAAGTCATCCTCAAGGCCCGGGGCGGCGATCTCTCCGCCAAGCGGGACCTGGCCCACGGCATCAAGGCCGTCGACTACGAGGACACCCAGTCCGACCGCAAGGAAGACGCAATCCTGCGCCTCTGCGACGACCGCCCCGCCGGCGTGGTGCATCCGGAGACGGACATCCTCACCATCCACATCGACACCCAGGACAAGGGTTTCTGGTACGAGATCCGCGGGTGGCAGTACGGCTCGCTCACCAGCTGGCTGGTCAAGGCCGGGTACGTGCCCAGCGTGCGGGCCGACGACTTCTCGGCTCTCGACAAGCTCCTCTTCGAGGACCGGTATTTCGACGCCGTCCGCCGCGAATACCGCATCTCCTACGGCATCATCGACGCCATGGGCCACCGCACCGCCGAGGTCTACGCCTGGTGCAAGCGCACCGGCATCTTCCCCAGCAAGGGAGCCCAGGGGCGCAAGGCCCAGCCGGTCACCGTCAGCAAGCAGGACTTCTTCCCCGGCACCAACAAGCCGATCCCCGGCGGGCTGCTCCTCTACAACCTGGACACCCACTTTCACAAGGACCTGCTCGCCAACAAGCTGCTCGCCGACCCCACCGATGCCGGCGCCTGGGTCCTGCACAGCGGATACGGCAGCATCCACCACCTGCTGATGAAGAAGAATCCCGGCATCCGGCTCGGCAACGGCCTCGAGGAGTACGCCCGCCAGTTTTGCGCCGAGTACCGCGACGAAAAAGGGCTCTGGCAGTGCCCGAACGGCAAGGCAAACCACCTGTTCGACTGCGCCCAGATGGGGCTGGCCCTGGCCCTGTACCTCGGATTTCAGGACATGGTCAGCGAAAAGAAAACCGAAAAAATGAATTTCGAGCCCCCGCCGGTTCCGGCCGAGTCCGCGCCGGCCGCCGGGAGGCCCAGTTGGTTCCATAACAGAGGGAGGAAGTGATGGCAGAAACATCTGCGCTAAAGATTTTCAGAAAAAAGGAAATGATCACCGTCGCCGAATTCGCCGATCGGCTGGGGATCTCCAGAACCCTG